ACTTACCAGACTGTCGGCACGCAAGAACAATACTAAATCTGTTATTGTTAAAAGAATCAAACATTTTCTCTTGATAAGGATACAAGTCAAACGGCACTAGACCTTTGTCAAGTGATATAATCTTCGCGTAATGTTTTGCAAAATAAGCAGGATCTTTCATGCATTTGGCGTATTCCTGGACATCGTCTTTTGTCCATTCAGTAACTACACCATCTCTTTTTACATTAGGATTCCCGAGATAGGTCTCATTCATCTTTATAGTCTTTAATGTCAATCACATTGCTGTCAGTTTCAGCTAATAGCATTCTTTGTAAGTCAGTAGTAGAACCAACAAACAAATTATTATTTGTTGTGCCTGCAACTTGTTTTGGCTCGTCTTTTTGTTTAAATAATTTTTTCTTTTTATGAAGATCCATAAGGTTACCATTGATGTCAGACACAGTCTTCATCGTAGTAGCAAGGACTTCAAATGCTCGAGGATGTTCAGTGTTACGTGCTACATCCATCATATCGTCAAGTGCTGCTGATCCCTTGGCTAGAAGATCATGGTACATTTGACGAGCATATTCAAAATCATTTTCTGCATTATCAGAATCATTCATTATGCACTATCCACTGAATAATCAATCGTTTCGTTAAATCCATAGTCAGAATCTGGACTTACATCTGTCGGATCTGGAGTAACTGTAAGAGTCTCCAACAATTGATCCGAGTCAAGCAAGCCACTGCCGATCTGATAGAAGTTATTTATTGAGGTACGAACGATGCCTTGTTCTGCAATCGGTCCGTAGAAGTTCGCTTTCATTTCAAAGTCAAGCGTATAGATGATCGTACGTCTCTGTTCTACCGGTCCTTCAAAGTCATCAGTAAACGTAACGCCAGCGATTGTAATAGGAACGTCTTCTTTAATTTCTGTCAGGTTACTTAATGGACTCAACGTTAGAGTGTAAGTTGGATTAAACCTTGGCAGAATTTGTTCGACTAACTGGAGGGCATCGTCCTGATTCTTAGCGTATATACTCAGCTGAAAATTAAGGGTGTAAGGTACGTAGCTATAAATCTTATTACGTGTATTATTAGTAGTACCTGAATTAATATAGTTATTGATTTTCGGAAGCTGGCGAGTCGTGTCATATGTAATACCCAATAGTTCAAAAGACATGCGTGGTAGCTTTACCGCTACGCTCTGGTCCTGATTTAGATCCGGGTTTGAACGGATTCTTTCTAGAAACTTTTGTTTTGGAGCGTATGATAATGGTACCTTGACTTGAGAAATAGTCTCACCGCTTGAGTTCTTTCTCAAAACATACATTTCGTTAAACAAACGACCAAAGATCGCAACGCTCTTACGAAGTCTTTCATGATAGAAATAAACACCAAACATTAGCTAGGATCTCCAAATGGGTTTGATTCACTGAAGTCAAGGAAGTCAGTCAATGATTCGAAATATTCGTTCTGAGCATTTACTTGAGCAACTGTCTCATTGATTGCAGAAATAGTTCTTGTTAATGTATTGCCATCAATGTCTTCTGACTTGACAATACCACTCGTCGTAAAGAGATGGAACTCACCATCATCAGCTCCAACATGTGCAACCGAAAGAACATTACTTGAATCTATGTATTCTACAATCTCGCCAGAAATAACAACACCAGAAGACAGTGTTTGTGTCAGTGTATTACCGACAACAAATCCAGTGTCAGCAGAATCTACGAGTGAAAGATCAGCAGTGTAACCTTTCTTCTCTATCTGATCGATTGCAACAACACCAGTGTCAAAGTCTTCGTCATTGTATTCAAACAACTCAACACGAAGTTTATATGTTGGAAGATTCTGTAGCTGATAGAAAGGCTGCTCATGCTCTACATGCATAATCTCAAAGATTTTCCTTGAGAATGGAATATAGAGCAAATCCCCTTCATGCGGCCTTACAGCTTGAATCTCATTGTCATGACGTCTTACAGTTTGTTCCCAACGTCTTCTCGAAACAACGAAGGTTGCTTGGTCTCGAATCTCTACACCAAACTTAGTAAACAGGTCTCCTTCACCGTCAAAACCTTCTACGTTTTCGATATACATCTCAATCTTGTAAGATGAATTAAATCTTGAAGGAACATCTTCTCCAAGGATTCTATCCTCGTTGACAATATCACGAGGCAAGTAATAGATGTCCTGACCGTACATCTTAAGGGACTCGATAACGATGTCCTCATAAAGATCCTGTTCAGATCTTACGCCTTGGCTGAAGTAAATGTTCGTTGCCATGAATTACCCCACAAAGAAGTCAGCTGGCATCTCATGCTCGAGTCTGATTGCTTCTCTTAGTCTTTCAATTTCTGCCATTGCATCTTCAAAGATCTGACGACCATTGATAGTAACACCACCCGGAAGCTGCATGCCTTCAAATTTAATTAAGTTCGCACCCCATTGCCTCTTAATTAACGCTGTTGTGTATTGCTTCAACCACATGTCATTCCATACAGACGTATGAGTAGTTGGGTTTACAATTTCAAATACTTCTGCAACAAGATAGTCACCTTCTACCAAGTCATCAGTTTCTTTTTCACCGTGGATATAGAGGCGATTTTGGTGACGAGAAAACTGGACGAGAGGTGTACCATTGAGCTTCATATCGATCAATGATAGGTATTGTTGCATCTGTTCGTAGTAAGCCAGGTCACCCATGTATGACTGCATGTTAGCAATATCATTGAGGTGAAGCTGATACTTAATGTCAAAGAAGTCCTTGGTCAGAGAACCTGACGCAATCGGAAATAGCTTTGAAACGAATATAATATTGGATGAGATTGGAATGTACTCATTTGTTACGTCATCAGCTGTGATCTGATGTTTCAAATAAGTACGAAGAGTCGCGTCTGAATGAAACTCTTGGTAGTACTGTAGAGCTTCATCGACGCGATCTTCAAGCTGATCTGGATCTACGTTGATTTCAATAACTGGATCACCCAACTCTCTGAGGCAGTAGTCGATGAGTCCTTGTCTTGTGCTTGGGTTCGCCATGTCTATATCCTATTAAACACTGTTACCAGTATTTATAAGGTTTTTAGATTGTAGCACGTAGTTTAGTCAGATCTGCACAAGTGTAGTATTGATAATGTTTTTTCAGGTGTTCTGGAAATGGAATCTCATTGATCTCAGCGCCTGTTTCTTTTGCGACTTCTTTCGCAACATCAAGGAATGATTTCGTTTTACCAGTGCCAAAGTTCCATACACCAGATTCTTTTACTTTGAAGAATTCTTTGTGAAGACGAATAATCTCTTCAACCGGAACAAAGTCACGATTACATAGTTCACTGCCCTTGAATATTTTAATGACACCAGTTTCTCTTGCTTGTTTTCTAAACTGAGTGTAAGGACTCGCCTGAGATCCTTTACGTTCTTCTCTTGGACCATACACATTAAAGTATCGGAACGCTTGAGCAACGATAGGTGCATTTCTTGAAAGGATATATTTCTCCATAAGGTACTTACTACGAGCGTAATGATTCAGAGGATTTTCAGGTTCATCTTCTTTAAACACTAAACTATTTCCATATACAGATGCAGATGAAGCAAACTGAAAGTTTACTCCGTGCTCAATACATTGCTCAAACAGCTCAATACTAAAATTAATGTTCTGATCTAGAATCTTTCGAATGTTTGTTTCTGTCGTAGAACTAATAGCACCAAGGTGAATTACCTGATCCATGTCTCTTACGTTCGGAAATGGATAACCCCACTCATGACCAAACACATTATGTCCGTCTTGCATAAGGCTTGAAGTGAGGTTAGATCCAATGAATCCTTTGTATCCAGTGACTAAGATTTTCATTTCTGAGAATCACCTTTACCAACACGATAGTTATCCTCAACAGAATCCGGTGTGGATACTTCGATGATAGTACCTTCTTCGATACACTCAACCTGGTGTGGTAACAATGGTTCGTTATGCCATGTGTCACCAGCTTTGAGTTTGTTTGTAATTACATCTGCTGTCAGAGTATTAATCCAGTGAACTAAAAACACGCCGTCAAGGATGTACCATGTTTCTTCTTTTTCACGATGGAAGTGCATAGAGAACTTAGCTCCCTTATTGAACTTCATCATCTTACCACAGTACTTATCGTTAGTTGCCCAGATAAGTTCATGGCCCCAACCTTTTTCTACAAAACCTTCAAGTCTAGTCATTTCCAATTTCCTTCAATGTAGGTGCATATACACCAATTTTTTGTACAGTGACTGCCGCAGCTCTCATAGCAAACTGAATAGCAGTCTTCATATCATTTCCTGTTTCAACATACTTATAAGCAAGTGCAGCAAGGAAAGTATCACCAGCTCCACATACATCATAAGCTTCTACCTTTGGTGGTCTAAACTCAAATCCATTCCACATAACTTTTTCTGCACCATAGGTAACAATCAAGTCTTTGTTCTTAGTCTTGGACTTAAGGTATTCCACTTCATTAATCTTAACAAAACATCCTTCAAAAGCTTTGAGATCTGTTTTCTTAGTATCTATGAAAATCGGCCCAGAGTACTCCTTCCGAAGCATCTCGATGGCTGAGTATGTCAGAAAGCCCTTATCGTAATCCGATACCACAATTGCATCGTAACTATCGAGATCATGCGTGAATATATCATCAGCAGTTTCAAAATCAAGATCTCGCTTGTTCTTTTCATCAACACGCAATAGCTGTTGACCAGACTTCTCATCAATAAAGCGTTTCTTTGTTTCAAGGAAAGCTGTGATTAAATGTACGTCAGCCCCAAGTTTCTTAAGATTTTCATATACGTTCGAAGCCATACCGTACTTAATACTCTTATGGCTAAAGTCAAACACTGGAATAGGAGCTTCTGGAGAGATTCTGTTTACACGACCGAAATGATATTCATCATAGCAGCTGTCGCCGACTAACATAATCTTCAATTGTTTTGGTTGTTGATTCATCATTTTCTCTTGCATAAAATTCAATCTCTTTACAATATTCACCGCCAATTATTTCACCACCAGACCAATCAGATCCTTTGACCATGATGTCTGGTTCGTACATTCTAATGGTATTTATGAGGTCTTCATCTGTCCGAAATATAGATACTTCATCAACTGCTTTTAAGTTTGCCATGATTGCAGCACGGATATGTTCTGGTTGAATAGGACGTTCGGGTCCTTTGAGTTCTTTAATTCGTTCGTCTGCATCAATCGCAACGTGTAAGTAGTCACCGAGTCTCTTAGCATAATTGAGCATGTTGATATGACCAGTGTGTAGCAAGTCAAATGAACCGTTTACAAATATCTTTTTCATTGATATAATAATCCTATAAATAAGCCTATATGAACAAAGGTGAAACATGAGTCGATTTAAACATATTATTGATAACCCAACTACAAGCAATCCTCAAACTAATTATAACACAAATGGATTCCAAAGTACACCACAAAGTACGCCATATGGAAATTCACAAATGCCTCCTCAAGAACAACAGGCACTGATGCAGGCTCAAGCTGCGTGGCCAACAGTTTTTCCAAAAGGGATAATTGGACTTGAGTATGACGGCGTGATTAATGTAGATATTGGAAAACCTATTACTTCACCAGATGAGTGGGTTCCTATTCCAGGGTCTCTTGAAGCAATTCGTACTATGAGGCTCAAGGGTTATAAAGTAGTAATTCTTTCTGATCAGGGAGGAATTATGAGAGGCGAGCAAACGCATGCTCAAGTTGAAGCTGTGCATCAGAAAGCAATGGAAGTTTTTGGTCAAAATGGGATCTTTTCAATAGATGGTTGGTATTATGCTGAAACCGATATGAAAGATGATATATTTGCTAAACCAAGAATTGGTATGTTTGAAAGAGCTGAAAATGAATTGTTTGGAAATAAAACTCGATTTAAGAACGGTGGTTATTATGTAGGCCACAGAATGAAAGATCTGAAAGCTGGTATGAAAGCCGGTGCTACACCCGTTCTAGTGCGCACCGGCCAGGGTGAGCAAACCGAAGAACTGTTAAAAAAGTTTTCGGCTGAAAAAGTCCGTAAAAAGACCAAAACCTTTAACAACTTACTTCAGTTCGCTCAATCTTTAAAGTAAATTAGGCTGCTTCTTCATCGACCTCTTCTATCTCAAGCGAATCATTTTCACTGTACTTTAGTAGCTTACCAACTTCTGGAAGATACAAGTATTCAATATCCGAGTTGCGGATGGTATGAATTGCGTCTTCCAGAGTTTCAACAAGTGGTTCACCTGCCAAGTTAAAACTAGTATTGAATAGAATTGGTACACCACTCAACTTATAGAACTCATTAATCAAGTCATAGTAAACTTCATTCTGATTACGACGTACTGTTTGAATACGACATGTGCCATCTACGTGAGTAATCGCTGGAACTTCACCGTGCTTCGCGAGTTTAAAGTCCATAGCGTACATCATGTGTGGAGTTTCTTCAAGACCAGCGGTATCGAACCATTCATCAAAATGTTCTTGTAACATTGAACCAGCGAATGGACGGAACCACTCGCGCCCCTTGACGGTGTTCACATGATCTTTTCCATTTGGATCTGTTGGATCATATAAGATAGAACGATTACCAAGAGCACGAGGACCAGCTTCAGAACGACCTTGGAACAATGTAATAATCTGACGATCAGCAATTAGTTTTGCTACGTCTGCAGGTGTTACATCTTGGGTATCAAGACCTGCTAGAGCGTCATTATAATTTTCTTCTCGTTCAATCCCTAGATACAAAGTTTCAAGAGGACGAATAGTTTCATCTTGGTTTTCAGCGTGCCAAACTAGTTTAGCAAGACCAATAGCAGTTCCGCCATCATGCGAAATAGGATCAACCCAAATATTTAAATCAGGGAATCGTTTTTGTAAGTAGTAGTTTGCAACACAGTTCAAACCATATCCACCAGCTATAACAACATTTGTTTTACCTGTTATATCAACTGCTTTTTGAATAAGATCTCCGACAAGTTCTTGTGTTTCTTGTTGAATCTTCCATGCTAAATTTTTAGCTGCATCAGTAACCTTTGTTGGGTCTTTATGCCACTCACTTGGATCATTTTTTAATCTAATTGACTCAAATTTATTATGATCAATAAAGGCTCCTGCTGGATAATTTGGAATAAACGTATTTTTATCACCCCTTCCATTAATAAACAGATTAGGAATACTATCGTCTTTTTCACCATAAGGCGCAAGACCCATAGTTTTTCCAGCTTCAATAGGGCCAAATCCTAAATATGTTGAAACTGCTTCATAACCTTTTGTTATAGTAATAGAACTATCCATTACTATATTAGAAGCATAAATAGGCTGTGTATTATAATTCCCACCAAACGATTTAAACTTTTCTTCAAAATTAGCCGGATATGAACAATCATAGATTGATTCTGTTTCAAAACCTGGATTTGTTCTACCATCATCATCGATCGGAATATTAATACATGTACCAGATCCATCTACTATAACAGCAACGGCATCTTGGAAACCAGAATTATAAAATGCTTCTGCAGCATGGCCTCGGTGATGTTCCATTCCTAAATTAATAACTTTTAGATTAGGATTGAATTTACGAAGAAATCCACTATATGGATCTTCACCAGTCCATGGGAGTTGAGGAAACTGATCATGCGTCCCACCAAGAACAAGAATATCAATTCCATATGGGATTGCTTCTAGAATACCTCGATATGGATTGCCGTCATATTTCATACGAGACAATCGCTCTTCTTCAATATAAAACTTTAGTTCACCATTCATTAAGAAAGCGGCTGAACCATTATGTCCTGGATTAATTGCTAAGATGTTCATTTTGTTTTTGCCTCAATATCTTTTACAATCGCCGCGTACATATCATTGATTTCATCATCTGTGAAATCCATAAGAGTATCGTTTGCGCGATCAGCTAGGTGGCTTTCAAGTCCAGAGATACGAATCGGTGAGTATTTTTTGATTCCTTCCTTCTCAATAATTTGGAAGTAGTCTGGATAAGTTGTGTTAATAGGGAAAGTAGATCCAATAATGACGGTACCCGGTGTACCAAATGCTCGTGCCATATGTTGGCCAAGTGAATCACAACCAATAAAGTAATCAGCCGCTTCAATAGCAGAAGCCCAGAAACGTAAGTCACCTTGTGGTTTTCCAGTGTAAGTATCTTCTGGAAGATGGAAGTTTTGTTCCGCCATCAATATAAGATTATACTTTGTGGAAAGTTTCTTTGTGAGTTTTAGATAAGTGTCTTGGCTCATTGAACGAGACGAACCATCAATCACGGTGTTCTCATCTGGTCTTTCAGCAGAACGTCCGAAAGGTTGTAGGATGATTGTTTTTTGTTTTTGCTGCTGCTGTTTAGTTTCAGCAATCATACGAGCTGCGCCGTATTCTTCTCCCTTGTTTAGTACAAGATTAGGAACACCAAGATCTTTATGATCGTGAGTGTGGTTAATAATAACATTGAATGCTTCAGCAAGAGAAAGCTCGCAGCGGAAGTAACCAGGAACACGATATGGTTCAGGGCTGATGACTTCATCAGCGTTCATGACTACGTGTTCGAAGATACCTTTTTGTTCGGGGTTGAACGTAATATCCTGTAGTTCAGGAATACCCCAGTAAAGAACATCCCAACCTCCGACTAGTATAGCAATCTCTTCGTCGGGATGTTCTCTTACGTATTTTTTAAATGCGGGAATGGCGGCGATGACACGGCCCGCGCCGCCATCTACCATAAAGACTTTTTTCATTTTTTTTCACCTATATTCTATAAGTCACTACTTTTTATATATTACCACAATTATAACGAATTGTAAATAATAAAAGATAGATTATATTCCTAAAATATAATCTATTTGTCGTTGAGAAATAATCTCAGCAACTACCATAGCAGCCAATCCCTTTTTAAACAATTCACTAGAACAATTTACTAGAGAAATTTCTTTAAAGTGTTTCAGAAGGAGAGCTATGTCTTGCTTAAAATTATCTTCTATATTTAAAGAAGTATATATACTCAACCTTTTTCGTTGGTCTGGTGTTAATCTAGCAAGAAAGGCTGTATAATTTATTCCTTTCGGCATGTCAAATTGAAAATGGCGGTACTTTGGGCTAGTAAAATTGCTAATACCTTCTCGCGACTCTATTACCTCATTGATAATAGAGTCGTGGTTTTTTTTCTCATCGTGTGTTAATAACTTTCCATTTGCACACGTGGTGGTATAATCTGATAAGTCAGTAGATCTAAGATTACACGAAATAGCAAACATATTAGTACTCAACAACCACTAGGCCGTGGCCTCCTTCTCCGGTTATTGTGGCACCACACACTCGCATATTACATCCTTCAAATGGGTATGAGTACATTCCGCCTGAACCGCCGCCGATTCCACCTCTACCGGTTTCAATCCAATATGTGTTATAAATTTTGCAGCAGGAGGTGGAACAGAGACCTAAGCAGCATTTAAATCCAACACCGCCGCCACCTGAAGCAAATCCACCAGCACCAGCTTGAACCCAATATCTAGTACACAGCCACACATAACAACACCCATCACATTGCCCCATGCCATCATCTTGAATACCATTTCTCGCAAGGATAGCTCCACCGCCGCCTCCTGGTTCACCATCACCAGCCTTAAGGCTTGTACGATAATCATTCCATTCTCTTGTCGCGTTAATGCAGCACATCTCGGTCGCATTGGTGTCGCAATATCCCATACCAGTGTTATGAAAATCTTGGCCAAAGCTCATATTAATAGTTTTACCACCAGCACCAGATAAATGCTCACCAGGAACAGGCTGATCTGGGTTATCTCTACTCCAACCATATTTCTCAACTACCCAAGATTCATATGTGCTAGAACGATCAACAGATGAACCTGGGTAAGTGGTTCCACTTGTATCAAATTGATTTTTATCTTTAGATGCATTGAACGAGTAATTCACTCTTTGCATATCATCTCTTGAGGCGCCCCAGCCATCAGCAGTACATGGAACCTCCCAAATACAATAATTTGTTCCTGTTTTATTTCTGCCGGCATTACAGCAGTGACAGAATGTGTTTCCGCCAAGAGCACCAGCACCACCGGTTGCAACGCTTCCGAGGCATGAGAGATATAGGCAGCAGTATCTTTTATATGTAAATCCAAAATGGCCGTTACCACACTGAGTGGCACCACCTCCACCACCGAAAGTCGAACCTTGCATTTCTAGTAATCGACAGCAACAGCATATTGAGCTACAAGCACAACTTGTGCATAAGCAGAATCCGGCACCACCGCAATACGTCACAGCAGCACATGTTCCACCACCAACACCACCGCAGTTCCGGCAACAACACATGCTAGATTGCGCGCTATAATTAAAACAGTTAACGACACAAGTGTTATTTAAGCAAATTGGTCTGTGATAACCCATTTGTCCGTTTTGCCCGGCAGTTGCACAAACAAGTCCGCCGCCAAAATTAGTAGTTGTTGGGTTTGTATTGACGTATTCAGTAGGAGGATTTGAACACCTAAAATCTTCTCGATTCACCTGAAACTGTTTTCCGCCCATACCAACAGTAACAGCAAAAGTGCACCCAGCAGCCGTAGTTATACAACCCATGGCGTATCCACCGCCACCTCCACCTGGTCCACTAATAGAAGCACCACCGGGACCATAAGTTTTAACTCGAAGACTCGTTATACCATCTGGAACTGTGAATGTTCCGTCAGTATAAAATACTTCATAAGCACCTGTTCCAAAAGTTTCTATACAGGCTTGTCTAGAGCCAGAAGACGAAGAGCTACTTGCACCCGATCCGCTGCTTCCGCCACCGCCAAAAAATGTACTTGTCGTAGCCATTTAAATTGTATCCTTTTTCTTTATGAAAACGCCCAACCGTTTGTCGCGCCTGTGTATGATAATTGCAATACTAAATATGCCGTGTCAATAGTTAAGTCTGAGTCAGAACCCATAATTTTACTTCCGTTTGCAGCAATAACACACGTTGTATCACCATTCAATTCAGACACTCCAACTCTGTCCCCAGATGATGGCGAAGATGGTAATGTTAATGTAATTCCTGCACTATCTAAATAATAATGATATCCATTAATTGCGGTTGTGTCATCAGTGATTACAGAAGGTGTTAGGAAGTTATCTGCAAATGAAAGATTTCCACTACCATCTGTTTTCATGACTTGATTAGCGTTACCATCTGAAGTTGGTAATGTTATTCCGGCTATTGTTGCTGAATCTGCTGTTAAGCTACCAGTCACTGCAGTAACAGCGCCGTTTAAAGTAACTAAAGTGACTCCAGCCGATTGCAAAGCTAAAGAACCAGACGTATCTCCGGTTACGATTAAACCACCGGTAACTGTATCAGCATTAATTGTAGTTGTCATTTAGTTACTCCGATATTCTACAGCTCTTTAAGATTTTCTACAACAGTTTCTGTTTCTGTTTGTAGAGAATTCATAAACCATTTTGTAAATACTGTTGTTCTAATACTATCAGAATCACCACTGAAAGTATTTTCAGCATGAATAAAATAAGGATCATCGTTATTGTTATTAAAATCCCAATCAGTGCTATCAACTGGACTGGAATTATCTAGAACTCTAATTGTTTCGCCATTAGCTTCTTCACTGCTCCCTTCCCATACATTAATAACAAACGGTCCTTCAATGTTTACGAGTTTAACCATTTTCTCTATCCTTCAACTTATATCTATTGAAACTGGTGACGATTGCACCGCCCGTTACTGTATCTGCATTAATTGTTGTTGCCATCTTCGTCTCCGGACTATTAGCTTTAAGTTATTTATATTATGCCAAAACAGCTGTCTTTGAATCTGCTGAAATAACACTTGCTGCAACTAAGAAATCAAGAACTTCAGTAATAGCTGCTTCTTCAAGTCCACCACCAATTTCAATCTTAGCTGTTACAACTTCTGGAGCAGATTCGTTATCCCATACAGTTTTTTCTGCAAGGGTAAGAGCTGATCTTACATTATCTTGCTTCCAAATTCTAGCTACAACAGGATCTGGAATTGGTTCATCTGTTAAAGCAGGCCCAATATCCCTATATTCTTCTGGAGTAACAACAGTGCCTTGTCCAGAAAATATGTTTTTTGTATCTTCATCCGCAATAACTGTATTAATGATATTATTTTCTGCGTCTAAAATATAATAGTCGGGCATAATTATCTCCTTAAGTTATGACCCATCCTTCGATGTCGTTTACATAAATGAACTTTAAAGAAAGAAAGTCCACATCACATACTAAAGGTTCGTTGTATCCCATAATTCTTGAACCTTCACCATAAATTGTTATATTCCCGCGTTTATTATTTTTTGTTAAATGCAACGCTATTGTATGTTGTTCATGATATAGTGTCACCCAATCTAAAAAATTTGGTTTCTTAGGTAACACTATGTCTCTTGTGTCTTTTAAGTGCTCTAACCAATATATATCATTCGCTTGAAGAAAAACTTTACCATCAGAAAATCTAAAATTACCATGACCCGCAGTTCTGTTATTTTCTTCAACTATAGTTTTTAACTCCATTTCTGGAGTTAAAATTTTCTTCTTTTTTATCACTTGTTTCACAGGTGAAGCTGAATAGTCTCTAGAATTTTCGTTTTCACCTACTAATAAAATAGAATTAAACATTTAATGTTTATCCTACCCAATATTCAACCGCTACTACGCCTTGTCCAGAAGGTCCGCCACAAATTGAACTTGAACCATCCTCGAACTGATTTGTGCTGCTGCCTCCGCCAAAGCCGGGCAATCCGCCAGAATTGCCGCAAGTGCCGCCGCCGCCGCCAGCGCCGAAGCCTCCTTGTCCAGCGCTCCCTTCGGTGCAGTGAGTGTTGTGCCCACCTCCGCCACCGCCTGGAGCTCCGTTCCCGACATAGCCTTTCGAAAGGGTTTCTGCTGCACCGGCATACATTGTACCGCCGCCGCCGCCAGCTGCTGCAAAATAAGTTTTAGCTTGGGAATATCCACAAATAGTATATTGTGGAATATATCCGCCTTGAGCTTCATTAAGTTGAAGACCACCTACGCCACAATTGGCACAAGTGCCAAAATGAGAGGATCTTCCGCCTATTCCAGCTAAACCAGAACCGCCATTCCACTGACTTCCAGCCTGACCGCCGCCACCGCCTTCGGCATACTCTCGCATAGGCAGATCAGGATTGCAACTAAAGCAAACTGCATCAGCGCATGTCACGGTGACGCATGTACTTCGTCCAGCACCTCCGCCGCCGCCTGATCCATATCCGCCGCCGCCTGAACTATGATTAGGTGATCCGCCATTTCCAAATAATCCACCAGCACCAGCACCTCCGCCGCAAGAAGTATTGTAAGCACCTCTTCCGCCGCAAGTGTTTATGTCTCCACCAACACCACATCCTGCACAAAAACAGCAGCCATTTGTAGCACAAATAGTTCCAGGAGTAAAACCAGAAACACAAGACGTTCCACCTTGTGTTTTTCTTTGAATTAAACAACACTCACATGGTTGGCCAGCCGCTCCTACAATCGCGCAAACAGTCGCAGAACCAGAATGTTCTCCTTCTTTGAAGGCAAATCCTCCCCCGCCGCCTGATCTTCTTTGCGATTGCGAAGTTGCTGAGTTTTGCGACCATTGTCCACCACCGCCCAATGCGCCATAAGCAACATAAACAGTGTTGCTTGGAAGCGTTAAAGAACCAGTCGTGGTAAATACGCGCATAACAGAGGTTGCATTTGATGCTCCTCCCCCGGTTGACGCTGATCCGAAAAATTGACTTAATGTTGACATTCGAGATTACCTCTTTCTTTATCCTGAAAACGCCCAACCAAGACTGGCGCCTGTATAGACTAATACGTTATTTTTATATGCAATATCCCAAGTAAGATCTGCTGAGTCTGACATGATATTATTACCGTTCGCTGCAATCGTATGAGTAGTATCACCAGCAACATCTGCGATTCCAACCTGATCACCAGAAGATGGCGCAGCCGGCAACGTTAACGTGATTCCTGCACTATCTAAATAATAAAAGTTTCCTGCAGTCGCAGTCGTATCTGCTGAGATCACTTGTGGTGTCAAAGTTACTGCGTCTAATTGAGTTTGAATCGATGATGTTACTCCATCAACATATCCTAGTTCAGTAGCTGTGAGAGTCCCTGGAATCCCATCTAAAACGTTGAGTTCAGTGGCTGTAGACGTAACAAGTGTACCGCCTAAAGTCAAGCTTGTTGTCGTAAGAGTTGTTGTACCAGTAGAATCCTCAGAGGTCAACCCCGGAGCTACAATCCCGTCTGTACCATGTATGACTACAACCATTGTTTATCCTCTTTTAATCTTTATTTATACAGTAACCCAAGACGTAGTGTCTTCGTCCCACACCCACATTGTATTATCACCGTCTGAATCGGGTGCTGGTCTTGCTACAGGAGGATCCCATCTATGAACTTCCTCTGCTTCATCTTCAAATTCTGACGATTGAACCCAAGAGTCGAAAACTTTAATTGGTAAATATTTTCCGGTTTCGGGAATAAATGTTCCTCTATTCATGGCTGCTGAAGATACTTCTCTTTCATTTGGCTCTAGAACATAATCATCATTTTCTAATGAAACGTTTTCTACTATATTATCAGAGTTAATTAGTGCAACATATTTTGTCATTTTACACCTCGATGTATTCTACGATTACGGCACCATCGCCACCACAAACACAATAGCAGCGAGCTGAGCAGGTTACTCCTCCTCCGCCACCGCCGCCGGGATAACCTCCGTATGCCCCACCTCGGCCATGTCCTCCACCACCGAATGGACCACCGCGTTGAGCTGGACCTACGCACCCGTATCCGCCTGCGCCTCCGCCGCCCCATCCTGGAACAACATTAAATCCAACCTTTGCGCAACACCCTGCGGTTTCGCCTGCAGTACCGGCCTGAGCACCACCCATACCCCATGATGGAACAAATTTAAAATATTTGTGGTGTTCAACAGGCGTCATTAGTAGAGCAGGACCAGGTTGACTCCATTGGATCGGGTCAGCTCCATATGCATCATAGAAGCGAGTAGCGCTTGGACCAGGGCCACCAGATCCACCACCACTACCTGTTACGTTTCTGCAGCAACAGCATTGCTGACCTACAGATCCTTGTCCGCCAACACCTGCACCACCAGCACCCCAGGTGGCACCACTTGTACCATCATATCCTCTACCTCCAGGACTAGCGAAGATACCAACCGCTCCACCAGAGTTAAAGGCACACCCGCCCTGAGCGTATGTCATGTTTGTTCCATTTGGAGTTGTGCTGTATGAAGTACCGCCGCCAACATTACAACACCCGCCATATGAAATCATACACCAGGCAGGAGAACCTCCACACATCATTGAACATGCGCCAGTGTAATGCCCGCCAGCGCCTACAACAATACAATATGCCGAATCGGCTGTACTAAACTCTGCCGCGTATCTAATATAACCACCGGCACCGCCTCCACAAAGCGCGGATGCGTCAGTTCCCGCACCGCCGCCGATTATGTGAATAACCGCACATCCATCCTTAGTGGGAGTCCAACCGGAACATCCTGTCTTAAAAAAGAAAGAAGGACATACTCCGCCACCTCCGGTACCTACTGGAAAAAAGTCAGTGTAATTTGTCATGTTTCTTTATCCTTTTTACCTTGCGAATGCCCAGCCGACAGTTGCGCCGGTATACATTAATGTGAAATTCTGATAAGCGGTATCCACT